GTTCTTCGCGGCAACGGTCACGACCGGCGCCGTAACGCTTACGCCCGCGCTGTTCACGAACGCGCAGACATTCCACGCTCCGACCGTCAGTGTCGGAGCCGTCACACTGACGCCTGCGCTGTTCACCAATGCGCAGACGTTCTTCGCTCCGACCGTCAGCACGGGCGCGGCGACGCTCGAACCCGCGCTGTTCACGAACACGTCAACATTCTACAGCGCAACCGTCTCGGCCGGTGCCGTCACCCTTGCGCCGAGCCTGTTTACGAATACGTCGACATTCCACGCGCCGACCGTGACGACCGGTGCCGTCACGCTGACGCCCGCGCTCTTCACGAACACAAACACGTTCTTTAGCGCAACCGTCGTAAACGCCGCGGCCGTGCTGCCTGACATTTACGACATCACGCTCGCCGGCACGTTCGACATCGCGACGGGCCTTGCGGGCACGTTCGACATCTCCACTGCGCTCGCCGGCACGATCGGCGAATAAGGGTTTTCGATGCCATCCGAAGGTCAAGATATCAGGATGTGGCGCGGCGACTCGCACACGATCACTATTCCGGTGCTCGACGGCGACGGCGCGAACGTCAATCTCACTGGGGCAACCGCGCGCTGGTGGATGGGCCGTTCCGCGACCTCGACCGGCACGAACGTCTATATCCAGAAAGCGACAGGCGGTGACGGCATCACGATCACGTCTAGTAGCGGACTCTACACGCTGAACATCACGCTGGAGCCCGAGGACACCGAGGATCTGAGGGCTGGCGAGTGGTATCATGAGGCCGAGGTCGTCGACTCGTCCGGCAACGTCGCAACCGTGACGGTCGGCACGTTCACGCTCGAAGCCGACCTCGTTCGTTCGTAAACATCTGTCCACACACTAAGCCTCCCCGCCCGCCCGAGGTGATCTCGCGGCGGGTTTTTCGTGCCGTGACGGCACCTTAACCGCTGGAACGTTCCGGAACGTTCCGGAACGTTCCACGGAACAACAGCGAGACGCTGAATGTCCCTCACCCTGATCGCCGACACCCTCGACAACCTCCCCGAAGCCGTGCGCGAGTTTTATGAGCCCGATGGCGATAAATTCCGCCTCAAGGTCGAAGGCGTCGAAGATACGTCCGGCCTCAAGTCGGCGCTGAAGCGCGAGCGCGAGGCTCGCGAGGCCGCCGAGCGTACCGCAAAAGAATTCACTGGGCTTAACCCCAAAGAGATCCGCAAGCTGATCGCCGAGCGCGAGGCCGCCACTGAGGCCGCCGCCCGCGAAAAGGGCGACTTCGATGCCGTGCTCGCGCAGCACAGAAAGACATGGCAGGCCGAACTCGACACCCTGAAGGCCGAGCGCGATGCGCTAGCGCAGTCCGAGCGCGCGGCAACGGTCGGCAACACATTGACCAACGCGCTCGCCAAAGCCGGCGTGACCGAAGAGGGCCTTGAACTGCTCTCTGACCGGCTTGCAAAGCGCGTCAAGTCCGAAACACAAGACGGCAAGCGCTTCCACAGGGTTATGCACGATGACGGCGTGACGCCGCTCGCGGGCACCGCCTCAGACGGCTTTGCCACCTTGGACGACCTCGTGAACGAGGCCATCAAACGATACCCCACGTTATTCAAGGCGCGGGGCGTAGCGGGCAGCGGGACGCCGCCCAACAAACAGGCCGGGACGGCCGCAGCAACGATCTCCCGCAAAGCCTTTGAGGGCATGAGCATGGCCGCACGCGCCGCTCACTTCAAAGCCGGCGGACGGATCACCGACTAATCAACACGGCTCCGAGCCTTACCTGAAAGCAAACCGCCACTATGGCTAACACGATTACGGGTCTTATCCCGACCATGTATGAGGCGCTCGACGTTGTGTCGCGCGAACTCGTCGGCCTCGTTCCGGCCGTTTCCCGCGACTCGAAGGCTGACGGCGCCGCCGTTGACCAGACGGTGCGCAGCCCGGTTGTCCCGGCGATGACCGCCGCCGACATCACGGCGTCGAATGCCACCTCCACCGGCACCGACCGCGTGATGGACTACGTTGACGTAGCGATCACAAAGTCGCGTAAGGTGTCCTTCAACCTGACCGGCGAGCAGCGCTTGTCGCTTGGCGAGAACAACGGCGCGATTGCGCGTGACAGCTTCGCGCAGGCGTTCCGCACGCTCGCGAACGAGGTCGAGTCCGACCTTGCTGCACTGTACGTTGCCGCTTCGCGCGCTCACGGCACCGCCGCAACGGCCCCGTTCGGCACCGCCGGCGATCTCAGCGACGCCGCTGGCGTTCGACGCATCCTTGAGGACAACGGCGCCCCGACTTCGGACCTTCAGCTCGTGCTCGGCGCCGCTGCGATGGCGAACATCCGCGGCAAGCAGAGCGTGCTGTTCAAGGTCAACGAGGCCGGCACCGACGACCTTCTGCGTCGTGGCGTGATCGGGATGCTCGAGGGCTTCAATCTGCGCAACTCGCGGCAGATCAAGGCGCACACCAAGGGCACCGGCTCGGGCTACCTCATCAACGTGGCAACGACTGGCGAAGTCGCCGGCCAGACCACGCTAACGGTCGATACCGGCACGGGCACCATCCTGGCCGGCGATATCGTCACGTTTGCGGGGACCAGCGACAAGTACGTGGTGACGACCGCTCTCAGCGGTGGCACGACCCTCGTCATCGCCAAGCCGGGCTTGCTCGTCACGGAAGCCGATGACGACGCGCTGACGGTGGGCAACAGCTACACCGCCAACATGGCGTTCTCGCGCAATGCGATCCAGCTTGTGACCCGCACCCCGGCGCAGCCGGAAGGCGGCGACATCGCCGATGACCGCGTGATCGTGCAGGACCCGGTGTCGGGCCTCGCGTTCGAAGTCGCGCTGTACCGCCAGTACCGCCAGGTTAGCTGGGAAGTCGGTATCGCGTGGGGCGTGAAGGTTGTGAAGCCTGAGCACCTCGCCCTGCTCATCGGCTAATGACAATTGGGGCGGGGCCTTTCGGTCCCGCCCCGCTCTCATCCGTATCCGAGGTTTGAAGTATGGCCGAAGTCCCGACCGTTCGCATCGTCTTTCCGCACGCCAGCGGCGAGTGGGCGACGATCAACCTGTCCGACTTCGACCCGACGAAGCACGTCCTTTTCGATGAGCGCCCGCCCGAGGCGCCGATCCAAGACGACGTTTCCCGTGAAACATCCGCACCCCGCAAGCGCGGGCGACCGCGCAAGGACGCCTAATGGCCATTGTCGTTGAAGACGGAACCGGCCTCTCGACGGCCGAGAGCTACATCACGGTCGCCTACGCGGACGACTATCACAGCGACCGCGCACAGACGACGTGGGACGGGTCCGACGAGGACAAGGAAGCCGCCCTGCGCCGGGCGCTCGCCTACCTCGACGGCCGCTACGGCCCGCGCTTCAACGGCCTTCGCAAGCTCGGGCGTGATCAAGCCCTCATGTGGCCGCGCGTCGGCGCGACCGACTCCGAAGGCTGGGTTATCGACAGCGACGTGATCCCGCCCGAGTTGAAGCGCGCGCAGGCCGAGGCCGCGCTGCGCGAACTTGAGGAGCCGGGCTTCCTGGCACCCGACGTGTCGACCGCTGGGTCGGTCACGATGGTGCGCGAGAAGGTCGGGCCGCTTGAGACCGAGACCCAATACGCCGCGACCGGATCGAGCAACTCGTCGGTCGCCGAGCGCACGCGCCCGTTCATTCAGACGCTTGACGATCTCTTGGCGCCGCTGCTGCGCGGGGTCGGCGGCTCGTTTGGCTCCATTCCGATCGTGAGAGCCTAATGGCCTTCGATTATGTGACGGCCCGCGCGACCGCCGCGCGGCTGATCGCCAACTTCGGCCAGGCCGCCACCATCCGGCGCGTCACCAACGGCGGGTCGGACAACTGGAACCCGACGCAGAGCTCCGCCGATACGGCGGTCACATGCGTCATCACTGACTACGCCCACCGCGAGCGCGACGGGACGTACATTCAGGCGCGCGACCGGAAGGTCTACGTCTCGGCCGAGGGGCTCGCCATCACGCCGAACCCCGGTGACAAGTTCGTTCACGGCGCGATGATCTATGATATCGTTTCAGTCGGGCCACTTGAGCCAGGCGGAACCGTGATCCTCTTCGAGTTGCAGATCCGGTTCTAAAAAAAGCGCGCCGGATGGCGCGCTAGGGCCTCGCCCACCTATGGGGGCAGATCGGGCGAGAGAGCAGGCAGGATAAGGGGAAAACCCCAGCCTGTCCGTTCTCCGCCCGACACAGAAAGCGACATTCTTGGCACGGTCGGCATCGTTCAAACTCGACATCTCACGATGGGTCGAGAAGGCGGGCGACCGCGCCGACTTGGTGGTCCGCAAGGTCGCCCTCGACCTCATGACCAAGGTCGTCATGAAGTCGCCGGTCGATACCGGGCGCTTCCGCGGACACTGGATGGCCGGGATCAACAGCGTGCCGGGCGGCCTGACGGGCCGTCTCGACAAGGCCGGCACTGGCACCATCGCGAGCGCCTCGGCGACCATCGCGGGCGCCAAGGCCGGTGATCGCGTCTACCTCGCAAACAACCTGCCTTACGCGGTGCGGCTCGAATACGGCCACTCGAAGCAAGCGCCGGCCGGCATCGTGCGCACCACCGTCGACGAGTTTCAGGCGGCGGTGAACCGCGCCGCCGCCGAAGCCCAAAAGGAACGCCCGTGACCATCGGACTCGAAGTCAAGATCTTTCGGGCGCTGACCGACCATCTCGACATCTTCGCCAGCAACAACAGCCTGTCGATCGCCAAGCCCGGCCTGCCGTTCGCGCCATCGACCGGCACCGCGTACCTGCGCGCGTACATCATGCCGAGCATGACCGAAGCGTTTGATGTCGCCGGGTTCGTCAACGAGTTCCGCGGCATCTTTCAAGTCAACGTGTTCTACCCGGAAGGGTCGGGCATCATCGCCGCGTATGAGACCGCCGCGGCGTTGTGCGAGCACTTCACGACCGGCACGCAGGTGACGCACCAAGCGACCACGTTCTCAATCCTGTCGCCGCCGCACATCGGCCCGGCGATCGAGGAACCCGGTTGGGTCATGCTGCCCGTCTCGATCCGCTACCGCGCCTTTCTGACGCCTTAGAGCAGCATATCGGCACGCGGGAATGGTCCTACGGGCGTTTTCCCGAGCCGCTCATACAGGGCGCGCGCCCGGTCAATATTAATCATGCGGTGCTTGGAAAAGCCCTCCGGCTTGCTCTGCTCAAGAATGTAAGCCGCCAGCGCCGCGCGGATCAGGTTCACGTCGGCCATCGAAAGCCGGTCACTGTCGCTCATCGCGTCACCCTCTCACGACAACAGGTACTCTAATGGCTGACATTGCTGCCGTCACCCCGACGACCTCGGGCGTGGTCTCGACCCCGACTGCCTCGACGCCTGCCGGCGATACCATCACGGGATGCACGGCCTCGAATGGCCTGATCCTCAACATCTTCAACGGGCACGGCTCGTCCATCACGGTTGGCGTGACGCCGACCGCGGTCACGCGCACCATCACGGGTTACGGCTCGGGATCGTTCACGCTCGCCGCGCTCTCGGTCGCGGTCGCGGCCGGCGCCTACAAGTCGATCTACATCCCGGCGACGAGCATGGCCGGCTACCTCAACGGCGATACCGAGGTGCCGATCACCTACACGTCTGGCAATGCGGCGCTGACTGTCCAGGCCATCAAGATCTAACGAACCCGCCCCGCGGCGGCGTCCGCGTCGCCCGGTTTCGGCGGCACACCTTAAGGCTTTCACCACATGGCAACCATTACACCGGCAACGGCGTCCGCCACGACGCCGCCGCTTCTGAACCCTGTCGCCTCGACCCCGGCCGGCGACGAAATCACCGTATCGGCCACGCAAGAACTCTTCATCGTGTTCGACAACGGGCACGGCTCTGACATCACCGTCACGATTTCCGGCCAGGCGTCGTCGATCACGGTTGGCGGCAAGGGCGCAGGCTCGTTCACCCCGACCGCCAAGACGATCTCGGTCGTCGCTGGCACGACCCGCCTGTTCCACATCCCGCGCGACGAGATTGTCGGCTTCCGCAACGGCTCGGGCCGCGTGCCGATTACCTACACGAGCGGTAACGCCGCTCTCACCGTTCAGGCAATCGTCGCCTAACGAACTCCCGCGCAAGCGGGTGCCCCTTCGACCCTTGGGCAAGGTCGCTTGCAGCGTCGTGACGACGCCGCGTCCCTTAGATGGAGCCTTCTAATTGGCTTATGTGACCGTTCGCGGCACGACGTTCTCGATCTCGACGACCGTCCCCGCTACTACTGTTGACACCGCCGGCGAGTTTGCCGCGCTTTCTTGGACTGCCGTTGGCGGCGTCCGCACCCTCGGCGAGTTCGGCGACGAGTCGCAGCTCGTGAAGTTCGAAGTCATCGGCGACGGCCGCACGCGCCAGCTTGCTGGCTCGAAAGATGCGGGCGTGATCGAGTGCTTGTGCGCGTTCGACTCGCTCGACGCTGGACAGCTTGCGATGATTGCTGCGTTCGACAGCGGCAACGAGTACGGCTTTCGGGTTGTTCCGAACGACGGCGTGACGACGGACTCGATCTTCTACTTCCGTGGTCCGGTGACCTCAAAGCGTGTCGTGGCCGGCGAGAATAACTCGGTGCTCAGCATCCGGTTTAACGTGGCCGTGAACAGCGAAGTCATTCACGTCGCTGCCACCTAATAACGCTTGAGGGTGGTAGCCCTCAAGTTACCACCCTCAAACCCACAGGTGACTCTTGGATCTCAATAAACTCTCGACCGCCGACGCCTTCGACTCCGGCTATTGTATGCAAGTGATGCACCCCATCACGGGCGAACCCGTCGAGGGCATGACGATCACCGTCGTCGGCCAGGACTCCAAACGCTACCTTGAGGCGCAGCGCGCGCTAACCGACAAGCGGCTTGCCCGCATCGGCAAGCCGGCGACCGCGAAGGATCTAGAGGTCGAGGAGATCGACGGCCTTGTCGCCGTGACGGTCGCCTGGACCGGGTTCGAGCGCAACGGCGTGGAAATCCCGTTCACCGCAACCGAGGTGCGGCGCATCTACGCCGACCACGGCTTTCTGTGGCTGAGAAGGCAAGTCAACGAGGCGGTGCATAAGCGGGAAAATTTTATCGCGGCCTCGCCGAGCGCCTGATCGCGTGCATCGGCGACCGCGAGGCTATCGTACCGCCCGAACTCGCGCATGTGTGGCGCTGGTTCTGGACGCTGCACGCGCGCCGCTCAAGTGGCTTTGCCGCCAACCCAATTGGCTATACCGAAATTGCAATGTGGGCGGCGCTCATGGGAACGCAGCCTACGCCTTTTGAGGTGCGGCTCATCACAGCGCTCGACGATGCGCTGCTGACGAAGAAGCCGGCCGACCCCGAGAAGACGGAGGCGCCGGTCGGCGACGGCCCGCAGGCGGTTGCGGCGCTGTTCGCCACCCTGCCGGGCAAGAAGCCTAAGAAGGGTGCCGCCGGTCGCGCCGGTGGTGGCGATGCGGCCACACCGGCAAAGGGTAAACCGGCTGGTACGTCGGGCGCGGCGCCTGATTGATGATCACCGTTGTCGGTGCCGGTGATGGCACCGGCACGGGCACCTCGACGATGGTTGGCTTGGGCGCGGGCACGGGGCTTGTGACCCGCACGCCGTTGACGGTGTTCGTCTGCCACTCGGCCGACGCGGGCGCAGCGCACAGCAGCGCCCAAAACAAAACAATCTTTCTCATAGGTACACCTCCCGTACCTTAATCTCTAGCTTAACGGAAAGTTCCGCGCAATGGCCGAAGTCGCCTCGTTAGTGTTAGCGGTCGACTCCGGGCAGGTGGCTCCGGCCGTCGCCGAACTCAACAAGCTCGACACCGCGGCGCAAAAGGTCGCGACCTCTGTTGACCGCACCGAGAAGGAAGTCCGCGAACTCGGCGCCGCCGCGCGCTCCATGTCGGACGGCATCACGCAGACGGTCACGCGATTTGAGCAGATGGGCGCGGCTAGCTCCCGGATGAGCACGACGCTCGATCAGGCGGGAGCGTCGTTCGGGCGGTTTCAGTCGGGCGTGGCGAGCGCCAGCGCGTCCTTCGGCGGCTTTACGCGCAACTTCCAGACGGTTGGCCCGGCCGCCAACAACGCGGGCGCCGCAGTTGGCAAGGCCGGCGATGCCGCTGGCAAGGCCGCCAACGGGTTCGGGCTAGCGCGGCACCAAGTCGCGAACTTGGCGCAACAGTTTCAGGATGTGGCGGTCTCGCTCGGATCGGGTCAGGGCTTTGCTACAGTGCTCTTGCAGCAGGGGCCGCAAATCACCTCGGCAATGGGCGGCGTCTCGAACTCGATCAGCATCGTAAAGGATGCGATTGGGCGTATTCCGACCGCCGTGAAGGTCGCGGGCGCCGGGCTCGGCATTGTCGGCGCCGTCACGGCTGCTGCCGCGGCGCTCGCCGGCCTCAACGCGGATCTCGAAAAGACCGAAGCCAAAATCCGCACCTTCAACACGCCCGATACCGCCGAGAGCATTATCAAGACGAGCAAGGCATCGGCCAGCGGCACCGGCCTCGATCCGTCCGCGCTCACCAACCTTGAGCAGCTTTCGCAGCGCCAGCGGCAACAGCTCGGCCTTCTCGAAAAGGACATCGGGTCGCTTTCATCCGCGGCGGCCAAACTGGCTGTTCAGATGCACGCGACCGGGGAGGAAAGCCAAGGCGCGATCACCACTCTAACCCGGATGCTGTCGCAGACGACCATCACGGGCGCCGAAGCGGTTCGCTTCGCACAAGCGTTCCCGCAGTTCGCGGGCGCGATGGCGGCGGCCTTCGACGTGCCGCTGGAAAAGCTGCTTGAACTCGGCCCGACAATCATGCGGACCAACGCCGCGATTGCCCAGGCTGTTGTCAAGATGGGCGAAGGTGCGACCGTCACGCCGACGTTCGCCATCGCGATGAACGATCTTTGGAACGCGGTTCAGAACGCCGCTGTTTCCTTCGAGAAACTGACCGGTTTCGGGGCGTCGTTCACAGGTTTTGCGCGCTCGACTGCAACCGAGATTAACGGCATCGCCGCCGCCTTCGGCAAGATGGCCTCGGCCGCGCAGGCCGCCGCCGAATGGGCCTCCAAAGCCATCGGCGCCGGCAAGGCGGGCACGTCGCAATCGCAAAACCTCGGCGGACTTGGCGGACAGGCCGACATGGGTATGCCGCCGGTCGATCCCGCGCAGGCCGCCGGCGCGGTCGTGACCGGCGAGCAATTCGGGCCGCAGTTCACCAACGCGGTCGAACAGGCGATTAAAGCCGCGAACGATCCACTCATCCGCGCGGTCGATGGCGCGGCCGAGAAGTTCCCCACCAACGACGCGCTCGATCAGGTCGGCAACCAGATCACGGGCGAGCTCAAGAACAACATGGGCGCGACCGTCAACGGCTTCGCGGGCGTCGGGCAAAGGTTCGCTAGCGGCGTTACGGTTTGGCAGTCGGGCAACAGCGCGGTTAAAGGCGGCGTTGATCAGAACACCTCGTCGACCCGCGCCGGCCTCGCATCCGTTGAGGGCGCGATCCGCTCGCTCAACCTGCGCGGCGGCGGCGGCGGCGGCGGCGGCGACGGCCGCACGATGGGGCCGGACGGCCGCCTGTCCGAACCAAGCACCAACGGCGATTGGACCACCGGCTCGACCGGCGGCTTCGTCTATGGGGCGGCGGACCGCGCCCGCTCCGATCCCGATGGTGACGGCTACGCGACCACGAAGACGGGCGATATTCCGCAAGGCACGCACCAGATCAGCGGGAGCGGCTTCGGTATTCGGTACGGCGGCGCTCACGGCGGCGGCGGCGGCGGTTACTCGCATTCGCCGCTGAACTTTACGGGCGTCGGCTACCGCGAGAGCTTCCAGGGCGGTTCAGGAACCGCAAGTTGGGGCTTCAACGGAAACTCGACGTTGGGCGGCGGTAGCTCGTTCGGGCTTGGCGGAATGATCGGTGCTGGCGATCTCACGGCGGATCGACAGGCGAGCGGTGCCGCCGAGGCGGAAGGCGTCAGAGAGGCCATCGCCGCCGCATTGGCCGGCGCTGACCTGGACTTCGAGCCGAAGCGGTTCACGCCGGACGGCGCCCGCGGCCCCGCCGGCAACCCGTATGCGCGTAGCGTAAACGACAACAATCCGGATGCCTTTTATCGCGTCGGCGACTATAGCGACGCCGCGATGGACATGCAGGAAAAGCTGTTCCAGACCGCCGAGGATCAGTACGGCGAGTTGCAGAACATCACCTCATCGGGCCAACAGCTTTTGCAGGCAACGAGCGGCTTGCCGGACGCTTTCGCGAAGGCGCTGGCGACCGCCATGGCCGACGCCGGGCTGACCGGCGAGGCGATTGCCGCCGCCATCGCGCGCGCAGGCTCCGGCTCCACGGGTTCGCCAACCGCGGCGCCGCTCGCGAGCCGCTCCGGCCCGTCTCAGTTTTTGGTGGCTTAACCTCATGGCACAACTGACAACGGTTCTCGCGCACACATCGAGCGCCGGGAAAAACCTGCTCGTCGATTTTCAGGGCGGGCCGACCTACGCCACGACCGTTCACCTCGGCGTGAGCGGGCGCGAAAAGCGCAATCAGAACTGGTCAACGCCGCGGCATGTGTTCCGGCTGACCTTCCGCGGCCTCTATAGCGAAATGGCTGACCTCCTGGCGCTGTTCACGGAGGCCAAGGGGCAGGCGTTCTCGTTCCTCTACACGCCGGCTCTACCGGGCGCTGCGCAGGGTTCGTACCGCTTTGCCGATGACGGGCTTGACATCGCCATTCAGGCGTCAGGCGACAGCGCCGACCCGATCACCGCCATTCGGTTCGGGCTCATGGAAGTGTTGAGCGACGAATAATGCGAACCATTCCCGCTGGCCTACAGAGCGAGCTCGACGGCACCACCGCTGCGCTCTGTCACCTCCTGACCGTGACGCGCCGCAACGGCGACGTGGCGCGCTACGCTGCGCATCAAGCCGCGGTGACGGTCGACGGACAGACCTATTATCCGGTCGCCGGCCTCAGAGTGTCGCCCATACGATACAGGCGCAATTCGCCGGGGAGCACGGTCGATTTCGAGACGACCCTGTCCGACGATACCGGCTCGCTCGACGAGGACGATCTGCGAAAGGGCCTGTGGGATCACGCCGAGGTGGTGATTTCGTTCTGCTCCTACCTCAACCCCGGCAACGGCAAGGTCGACTTGTGGCGCGGCTTCTGCGGCCAAGTCGATATGAGCGACCGCTTCCACGCCAAGATCCAAGCGGTCGGGCTGATGTCGAAGGCGCGCAAGATCACCATTCCGCGCTATGCCACGTCGTGCCGTGCCGACTTCGGCGATGCCAAGTGCGGCAAGAACATCGAGCCGCTCAAGATCTCGACGACCGTGTCGTCGGTGTCGGGCTACAGCGTGGTGGTCGGCGATGCGGCGGCGCAGTTGCGGCTGGGCCTGATCGTGCCGACCTCCGGCGATAGCGTCGGCGAGGCGTTCGAGATCCGCTCGGTCTCGGGCACGACCCTCAAGACGTACCTCCAACTCCGCGGCCAACTCGCGGCGGGCGACGCGGTCGACCTGTATCCGGGCTGCGATCACTCGCTCGACGGCGACCAGGGCTGCGTGTTTTGGGATAACGTCGTGAACTTCCGCGGCGAGCCGTTCATTCCGGGCGACCATACCGTTCGGGTGCGCTGGACCGACGACGCGATTGCGGGGCTGTAAGGCCGTGAAGATCGTTCACCCCGGCATCGGCGGCCCGCGCACTCCAAGCCCGGTGCGTCCGGCGCGGCCGCCGAGCAAGGTTCGGCGCACCACGCCCTATCTGCCGCGCGCCGAGCCCGGCGACGGCATTCCGAACGGCTTCGGGCTGCGCGGTGGGGCCGGTACGGTGATCTGGGCGTCGGATCCGCGCGGCACCGCGCCGGATATCGTGATAGATTTCGCGGTCGCGTTTGGCTATTGCGGCGACGCCGATCCGGCCGGCGCTGTGTGGGCGTTCCTGCGCGCCAACGGGCGGCAAATCTGGCAGTGGGATAGCACGGGCGCGCCGACCGGCGACTGGTGGCACTTCGACAACGGCAGCGCCACCGTCGAGTTCTACAACGGCACCGAAACGCAAACCGCCGACCCGACGATTGCCGCCGCCGAGGGAGCCGATCGGACCCCGGCCTTTCGCGGCATGGTGTATGCGGTCTTCACCGACTTTCCGCTCGCCGAGTTCGACTATCAGCTTCCCGCGATCACCGCGCGGCTGTGGAACTCGATGATCGAGGGCGTTGGCACGGACGGCTCGGTCAACCCGTCGCACCCGAACGGGCGCAACATTCGCAACTTCATTAACCTGTTGGCCGAGGATCTCGGGCTTGATACGGACGCCGACCTCGACCTCCCCGAAGATATTTATTGGGGCACGTCGGGCGTCGTTCTGACCGAAGAGGAGTCGTTCGGCGAACTCATGCGCCGCATCGGTCGCTACTACGGTTTCGACTTCTATGAGGCCGAAGCGATTAAGTTCGTGCGCCGTGAGTTCACGGCGGTCGATTATTCGATCCCTGCCGTGGATCTTCTCGAGCAAGGCGACGCCGGGCTTTGGACATCGCGCCCGCCCGTCGACGAGACGCCACTTGAATTGTCAGTGTCGTTCATTGACCCGTTTTCGCCGTCGCTGTTCGAGGTTAACCAACGATCGGCCCGGCGCATTCTTTATCCCGTTCGCACAACGCACAGCGACCGCCGCGAGCATTGGGCGGTCCCGATCGTCGCGTCGGTCAGCAATGCCAGCGGCCACGTCGGGCTGGCGCTATTTCGCGAGAGCGAGGAAAGCGTCGTCCATTCCGGCAAGCTGTCGCACGAGTACCTCAAGATCGAACCATGCGACATCGTCGGCCTGACGGCGGGCGATACCTCTTACGAGGTGATGATTGACGAAGTCGAAATCGGCTCGGACCTGTCGGTGTCGTTCAAGGCCGTGAACTTCGTGACGCACGAGGACATCGAGGTCGGCCTGGACGACGACCAATGAAGATAAGGCCGACGCCCGAGACGGTCGCGCCGCCGCGCCCGCCGGCCGTCGCGGCACCGCGCGCCCCGCGTGCCCTGCCGCGCATGGCGTTCAATGTGCCGCGCGCGGTGCCGGGCGACCCCATTCCGCTGTGCTTCGGCAACGCCGGCCTCCCCGGTGTGCTGATCTGGCAATCGCCCGTCACGCTGATCGACGGCGAGCCGCACGTCTCGATGGCGTGGGGCTTCGGGATGAACGGCAACGGCGACCCGGTCGACTACGAGCTCGCAAAGCTGTTCGCGAACGGGCGGGTGATATGGGAGGCCGGCCAGGACAACCTCATGAGCGGCGATCTGACGATCACCCGCTACCAGGGCACCGAGACACAAGAGGCCGACCCGGTGATCGCGGCGGTCGAGGGCAGCGACCGCACGCCGGGCTTTCGCGGCATGTTCTACGTCGTGTTCTCGGACATCAACCTGACCGAGTTCGACAAGCAGATCCCGGCGATTTCGGCAGAGCTTGAAGGCGAGGCGGTCGCGACATCGCCAAGCGACATCTGGATTTTGACCTATGCGTGGAACGCTTGGACGGACGAGGGCGCGCTGTCGCAATTCTCGAACTGCCTCGGGCGCATCATCCTGAACTCGGACGAGCCCGCCATCGACGGAACCCAGATCACCAACAATAGCAATCCGCCGGGCGGTGGGCCATACCTCTACAAGAGCGGGTTCCAATCCTCGGGGAGTCCCTCGTCGCATCCGCCGAACCCGTTCGTCGAGTCGTTCTATATCGACGTGGCGGCGATCCGCGCGGACTATCCCGACGCCTCGCTCGATTTCGATTTCCGGCTGCAAATCTTTCCGCAGGCCGACGACGTGCATGTCGATTGGTCGATTGCCAAGTACAATGGCGGCACGGTCTCGATCACCGGACAGCAATATTCAAGCAGCGGCACGTTGGTCGATCTCGAAAATGGCTCGTTCGATGACCTGTTCGGGAGCGGCACCGGGCTCCAGATCATCAACCGTCCGGAAGAGGCCACGGCGACGGGCGAGACGATCACGCCGCCCGACACGACCTTAATCACGTTCATCGAGCGCGCGGCGATCTATGCCGGGCTTGACCCGGACGAAGACCTCGACATTGACGAGGACATTGAGCGCACGATCACGGGCGCCATCCTGCACGAGGATGAGACCTTCGCCGACCTACTCGTGCGGCTGGCGCGGGCTTACGGGTTCATTTTCTTCGAGGCCGACAAGATCCGCATTGTGAAGCGCGTCGTCGGCTCGGCCTATACGGTCGATTTCGACGTGCCGGCCGACGAGCTCGACGAGCAAGGCGATTATGGGGTCATGACGACCCGGCCCGGCGCCGACGAGAGCCCGCTTGAATTGCGGCTTGGGTTCGTTGACCCGTCGTTGATGCCGCAATACGGCCAGCGGTTCGACTACAACGAACGCGCGGCGCGGCGCATTCTGTTTCCCGAGCGCGCGGCGCATGGCGACCGCACCGAAGCCTTTGCGGTGCCGGTCGTGATGACGCCCGAGGACGCGGCGGAACTCGTCGGGCTGGCGCTGTTTCGCGAGGCCGAGGAGCGCATTCAACACGCCGCGAGCCTGCCGCCCGAGTACCTGAAGGCCGAACCCGGCGACGTGGTGCGCGTGCCCGAGGGCAACGACCTGATTGACGCGATGGCTGACGAAATCGAAATCGGGTCGGATTTCGAGGTGTCGTTTCGCGCCGTCAACCTCATGACCGACGAAGACCTTTCCTAAAGGAACAAGACATTGAGCCTCCTGCGCGCGCGCCACACCTCGCTTATGCATATGCAGCGCATTCGGCGGCTGCGCACGGACTCTGTGACGCCGACAATCACGTCGAACGCCAGCGTTAGCGTCGAGGAGAATGCGACGCTCGCGCACACGCTGACCGCGAGCGAGAGCGTGACGTGGGCAATCCGCACGGCGGTGCAGGATGCCGCGTCGCTCGACCATGACGAGTTCGAGCTTTCTGGCTCGACCTTGCGCTGGTCGTCGAATGGCACGCGCGACTATGAGACGCCGAGCGACACGAACACCAACAATGCTTACGTTGTTGTGGTGCGGGCGACCGACACGGCGGGCAACACCGCCGATCAAACCATCACGGTCACGGTGACGGACGTGAGCGAGGGCGATCCGTCCTACGCCAGCGTGGTGTTCCTAAGCTACTTCGACGGCGTGGACGGCGCGACCGCCGCGACCGAGGAGAAGGGCAAGGCGTTGACCTTTGCGGGTAACGCGCAACTCGACACCGCAGCGAAGAAGTTCGGCACCGCGTCGCTCCTCCTCGACGGGACCGGCGATTGGGTCACGGCGGCGGACTCGGGCGACTTCACGTTGCCGGGCGAGTTCACCATCGAGATGTGGTTCCGCCCGAACGGCACGGCGGGCACGCAAGGGCTTCTGTCACACTCGGCCGGCACCAACCCGAACCAGAACTTCGTGCTGCGCTACGAGTACAGCTCGGCGACGCAAAAGCGGCTGACGTTCCTATTCTTCCCGACCGGATCGAGCGCGAGCTTGGTGACGGTTCAGCACGCGCTGGAGGACATCGACCATGCGGTGTTCCACCATGTCGCGGTGACGAGGGACGCGAGCGATAACGTGCGCCTCTTCCTGGACGGCGTGCTGAAGGACACCGAGACGGCGACCGGCGGCGCGAACGTCGCTTCGACGCTCAACATCGGCGCGGTCGGCGGGCTGCTGTCGCCGTTCAACGGCTGGATTGACTCGCTTCGCATCACCAAGGGCGTTTGCCGCTACACCGCCGGGTTCACGCCTCCGGCGACGGACTTCCTGAACAGCTAATCCGAAGCCAACCAACCCGCCTCTAAGAGCGGACCACTCTTAGAGGCCCAAGACCGTGCGAGTGCTTTCGCTCGCGGCGGCGATTGCGCTCGTCTTCGTTTTCGATCCTGTCGTCGCCGCTCCCTTTGAATTGGAAACCATCATGCCCGCGCTGTCGCGTAAGCCGTTCTTCGACTCGGTGCGGGCCGACCCGTGCGGCGGCAAGCTCACGCAAGAGCAGGTCGACGGAATGCAAACCATTCTGAAAGAGTGGGAGCGTTGGCACCCGCGCGGGGATCTCAGGCACCTCGCCTATATGCTGGCGACGACGTTCCACGAGACGGGCGGCTGCATGCAGCCGGTGCGCGAGGGCGGCGGCGAGAAGTATCTCAAAAAGTACGACACCGGGCGCCTGGCGGCGGTGTTAGGCAACACACCGGCCGCGGACGGCGATGGCATTGTCTTTGCCGGCCGCGGCTATGTGCAGATCACGGGTTTCAGAAACTATGCCAAGGCATCGGCCGAGATCGGCGTCGATTTCATCGCCGACCCAGATGCGGCGCTGATCCCCGAGAACGCGGCGAAGATCCTGTTTCGCGGCATGCTGGAAGGATGGTTCACGGGGCGCAAGCTCAGTGACTTCTTTAAGGGCGACCGCGATGACCCGGTCGGTGCGCGCAAGATCGTCAACGGGACGGATCAGGCGCGGTTGATCGCGAAATATCACCGGGCGTTTTTGAAGGCGCTGCGCGCCGCTACGCCGAAGGCAAAAGCGACCAAATCGCCCACAGCAAAGACGCCGCTGAAACCAACAGACCCGTCACCAGCACCACGAGGAGCCAATCCGTTCCTTGCCGCTCTCGCGGATCTCTTTCGGAAGCCATCGTAATGCTCTCCATTCTCCTTACCCTCTTACCGGCGCTCGGTTCGCTTGTCGCGGGCGGCAAGGCGAAAGACCTTGTGAGCATCGGAACACAGGTCGCGCAGCAGATCTTCGGCACGAGCGTGCCCGGCGAGATCGTCGAGGCGATGCGGACGGACCCGGCGAGCGTGGATCTGTTCAAGGCGCGGCTCACGGAGGAGACCGAGCGGCTTCGCGTTGAATTGGCCGACACGGCCGACGCGCGGCAACAGACGATCAAGCTGGCCGAGATCGGTTCGCCGCTCTTGTGGGCGCCGGCAATCCTGTCGGGAATTATCATCACCGCTTTCGTATTCATTACGGCGGCGATGCTGTTCCGCGCGGTGCCCGACTCGCAAATCGTGATGGTTTTGTTCGGGCAGTTAAGCGGCCTGACCGGCGGCGTCATGCAGTATTGGCTCGGCTCGTCGCAATCGAGCCGCGCGAAGGACGCTGAACTCGTTCGGGGGCGACGGTGAATGACGGGCTCTTACACGATACGCGCGACCGCGTAATTCGGCTCGATGCGCGGTTTGAAACGCTTCTCGCGCGGGTCGAGAAAAACTCGGGGATGCTGGAGGAGCTTCACAAGCTCCACATGCAAGCGCAGGGCGCCAGCAAGTTCGGCAAGGCGATGTGGAGCGCCGGGCGCTATGCGCTGTCCGGCGTGAGCGGTGCCGGGCTTATTGCTGCGTTGCAACACTGGGGCAAGATGGGCTTAGCCCTTCTCCTTATGGTTACGCTTACCGCAGCGCACCGCAGCGCACTTTCGGCCGAAGGGTGGGAGCTCGAAATCGAGGCCTGCGGGGAGTGGCTCGGGTGCCTGCGAACGCGGCGAAATCTCGGCGGGGCCTGGCTTTGCGAGCAGGCGGCGGCCGAGATCGCCAAGGCCGTGCCGGGGTCGAGCCCTGAAGCCTGGGGCTTCCCCGAGGGAACAAAGGTGAGGGTCAAAGCCGTTTGTGTACGAGGCGGGTTACAGGCTTGACCTGTCCTCCGACACCTGTAGGCTCGCCTCGTCACCAAGCGAGAGACGCGAGACCTGACCAGTTTGCGTAGATTGAACACCTCGACGGACCACACGAGAGGTGCCTTCATGGACATACGGAATGATTAGGCCGCGCCCCGGTGGGCTGAGTCGTCAGGCTCCTCACCGGGGCGTTCACGTTTAAGGGCCTCCGAGGTCGGGGCGATCACAATTGGCTAACCTTCCCATCTTCGTCTGGGACTGCGGTGGTCGGCGGCATCTTGGAGAGCCCTATTGGACAGTCGTTGAGTATGGGCTCGGTTGGTGTTCCGACTGCATCTTGCATTTCTACTGAGGGGTTGGCGTTCATCTCGGCGTGGATCTCTTTAAGAAGTTAGCCTCCGTTTTATGAACCGCCCGACGCACCCGCGTCGGGCGGTTTTGTCGTTTCAGTGGCTCTCAAGAAAGCTGATCGCGTCGAACGCCGCCAAGCGGGCCGCGTCCATGTGCGGATAGGTGCGGCGGGCGAAGATCCTGCGCTCCGTAGCGGGGTGCTCGACGAGGCCGCCCCAACCGCCCTCTTTGGGAAAGATCACGACCACGTAGCCGTTAGCGCGGATCATCGGGTTGCCGGCGTGCGAGCGGCGCCAGCCCTTACGATGTAGCCAGGTCGCGCGGCGCCGAGCGGCGGCTTTCATGGTTGCCTCACGCGCATGGGCGCGGTCTAGGTTCAGTTCCATGTGGCCGGCGCAAATGCAGCCGCACGCGAGAGTGTCGGGATAGTCCGCGTGTTCCATTGTGTGAACGTAACGGATCTCTTTCGTCTCGCACATTTCGCAAACCGCGATGGGCTCGCCGAGATCTTCAACGCCGACGCAAGACCAGCCGGAATGGGGCACGTCGGGGCAATCCCACTTGCCGGTCATTCGTTCGACTGCGGCTTTGTCGTTTCAGGGCGGCTCGTGTTCCAAGCGGCCGCCGACTTCGGATACAGCGGCTCCGGCTCGGCGTTCAACTCGGCGCGGATTTCTTTGAGGAGCTGCAAACCTTCGTCGGCCTGCGCCTCGATCGTCCACAGCGAGCGCAGCACAGCAATCAGCAGGCCGATAGCGGCGAGGTTCCAAACGATGTTGAGGGAGGCGAGGAATTGGTCGACGGTCATGACCCTCCCTTGTGTGCGAGGGCGGCGAGCATCGCCCGAAAAACTTCGGCAGCTAGCAGCCCGTCTGAACCTAACGGCCCTTCTGCCAGACGCCCCGACACTTCCAGAACCTCTAAGCCCGCCTCCATCATCTCAGGCGTAATCACGAATGCGAGGGCGTCTCGTGGTCGCTTGGCCTCGGCACACTTCTCGTCGTAGACCTGTTGCAACCGTCTTACCCGCTCAGCCCACACCGCGACCTCGGCCTCGGCCTTCTCGGCGCGTTCTTTGGCTACGGCTTCACCCGTCTCATAGGTGTCGGCGATAATCTTCCAGTTTGCGACCTCGGCCTCGGCCTTCTCGCGAGCTTCGGTCTGAACGGCCGCGCGCAACTTCCACTCGGCCGCGTTTTGGTCCGCCCGCCGCAGCGCTTCCTTTAACTCGGCGACTTGCGGAACCTGCATCGGCTCCATCTGGTCAGTCAGGCCGCGCGGCATCGTCTCCTCCGGTTTGATAAAGAAATGCTTGCCGTATTGAAGCGGCATCACCGCTCCTCCGTCTCGGGCTCGCCAACGGAAAAGTAACCCTGCCGCCAAAGTGCCCACCGTGTTTCATCCTCGCCGATTTCAAAGTGGGGCTCGTGGCGGTTCGACTTCCTGTCGTTCACGCCCGCCAGATAGTCGGGATGCGTGGTGATATGGCCGGGCGTGTCGATGGGAAGCTCGGGTTCCCCGTTGTCGCCGGGGCCGAGGTCTTCGGTTCTAAGCCGCTCATAGAAAGCATCCTGCCCGGTGAGTTGCATTTGCGCTTGCAGCATCGCGGGATCGTGCGGGGTCGCGCCGAACCTATCGTACTCGTCAGGATCAATCACGCCCGAGAAACCGAACGCATACCGCGCGGCTTGGATCATGGCTTTGTGCCTTAACATCCGATGCGGCCACTTTCTCCAGGTGTCGGTCCCGCGATTGCACTCCGCAAAATACTCCGTCGTCTCGATCGGGTGCGTCCGGTCCTTGCGGTACATCTTGCATGTGATGGCGATCAGGTCGCCTTCGCCGGTTCGGTGATCCTCGAAAGAAAAGCCGTCCGCTTGCTCGTGGCGAGCGATCATTTTCGCCCAACCATCGACGCCGACGATCGGCTGAATGCCGCCGTTGCGCGTCGGCATGGCGTAAATCTCTTTTAAGATCGGGTTCAGCCCGTATTCTTTCGCGACGAGCAAAAAAGCGGCGAATTGCTCCGGCGTGCATTCCTGCGGCACGACGGTCGCGCGGAGCGTTTGTTCAAACCGTCTCGGGTCCATGCCGTACTGGCGCGCGACCGACTCGACGATAGACAAGCGCGGTTGAAGTGGGCTGACGGCGTTGCTCATGGGGGATCTCCTAGCGTCGTTTGATTGTACCAAAGACCCACGCGGCGAGCACAAGCCAGCCGAGCAAGAGCCATAAGACTTTAGCAAGGTCGGCCGAGGTCATGCGGCGCCCTCGTCTTCGGTGAGCAATTGCAGCGTGTCGAGGAACGCGAGCGCCGCTCGGGCTTCCGGGCTGTTGCCATAGGCGGCGAGCGCCCGCCGCGTTGCGTCATAGGTCGCCGGGTCGGTGATTTGGAGCCGGGTCGCAGCGGTCATGAGATAATCGGCGATGACATAAGCCTCAATGTTTTTCAAAGAATGCATCATGGCTAGTCCTTCCAATGGGTCGCGATGGCGCGCAGCACGTCGCTGACGAGAACATGAGCGACTGTGACCGCGAGGGCGAAGGCGATCCCAGCGCACAGGGCGACGGGCAGGGTTGAGGCGAGGGTCTCAATGTGCGCGATAAGGGGAAGCGGGTTCACGTTCGTTTCTCCAGCCAGTTAAAGAGTTCGTCGAGCGGTTCCCATGCCTCGCCCCGTGCCAACCACATCTCCCGCAATTCGAGCAGCAGGTCGAACATTTCGGGGGCGACGCGCACGAGGTCGGGGAACTCGCGGGCGAGTTCGTGCGCCTCGTACAGTTCAAGCTCGCGTTGGCGCCGGTCGAGATCGGCGAAGTCGTGATAAAACACCTCGCCCATCACGCTTCCTCCCGCGTGACGTTAGATTTCAGGACCGTGACGGCGGTCGGCTTGCTTCCGGCGCGGGCGGTGATCTCGCGGAAGATTTCGCGAGCCGCGAGATCGCACGCCTCGTCTTCGGTCATGGCCTCGACGTTATCGTGCCATGTCACGAGGGCGGATCTCTTGCCGCCATCGAACTCGGCGCGCGCTTCGACATCGAATGAGAAGATCACGGGCTTGGGCTCGGGCTCGTGCTTGCCGCTGACGGCGTTGAGGAGGTTTTGAAACATCGGGTGAACGGTGCTCATCGCGCGGCCTCCACGAGCTTGAACGGCGCATCCCTGAGTTTGTCGGACAGGTGTTTAGCGACTATCGCCATCCGGCGCGCCTTCTCGACGCACGGCGCTCCCGCGCCGTGGGCTTGCGTCAGCAAGCTGACGTTCGCGGCGAGCGGGCCGATGTGCAGGTTGAGCGCGGTTTCCAAGATCGCTTTCTCGTCCTTGGTGCATTGGATGATGAACATACCTGTCCTCCCGATCAGGTTGAGACGTTGGCGAAGGTGGTCGCGGATGGGGCTCATAGGTCGCCGGCTCCGCGCACGGTGGCGTAAATGACCGCCCATAGAATGCAGCCGGTGACGAGCGCCCAAACGGCGAAGTGGGTCACGACTTCCATTAGCGGGGCTCCTCTAGAAGCTTCTCGTAATGATCGACGAGGGCGACGATCGTTTCCGTCTGTAATTTGCAGAGGGCGACGAGACCCCGGATGATCTGCTCAAGTTCAGCGATGCGATCCATTAGCGGGGCTCCGGCTGTCCGGCGGCGCGGCGGGCATCGTCGATGAGATGGCGCAGGCAGACATCGCCGAGGCTGGACACCCGGATGCCGTTCAGCGCCAGCACGGTCGTTGCGGTTTCCTCGGTGAGGCCGGGAAAGAAGTGATCCTTGAGGATCAGAACGGCCCGGCGGATGCGCTTGGCCTCTTCGTTCCAACGTGCAATGCGGGCGTTCGTGTCGTCGGCTTGGGCGGCGAACTTGGCAACGCTGGCGTCGATCGCGGCGAACGCCGCGGCCATCGCCGGGCTGTCGGGACGCGGGGTGCGTAGGTCGGTCATTTGGTGAAAGGCCCCTCAGTGATTTGCTTCAACACCTCCTGATGTACGCGTGACGACACACGAAGGCAAGAGTAAAAAGTACGCGCCTCATACTTTTTTGGGCTTGACGCGAACGCAAAGGGAACCTTAACCTAAGTGAACCATTATAGTGTTTGAGAGTACGAGCACCGATCACAATGACTCTTGGCGAGTACATGGACAAGTTCGACTTGATCGATCGTGAGGTCGCCGACGAGATTGGTGTTGCGCGCGCAACAGTCACGCGCATTCGCAACGGGGTTCAAATCCCGTCCTTTGAAACAATGGTGAGGATTTACGACGCTACGGCGGGACAGGTCACGCCGAACGACTTCATCCTGCCTGATCGCGCCCCCGCTCGGGGTCGGCGCGCCGCGTAAAGCGTTCCAGTACATCGGCTTTTGGGTTTCGCGGCGGCCGCGCCCGGCCGGTCGCGCGATCTTCTGCAGTGTCGCCGGGCCTTTAGGAGGCGCCCCAAATGGCAACCACTCCACGCAAACGGTCTACGACCCGCTCATCCACTGGCACCCGCTCGCGCGGCAAGGCGGCACGGGCCTCAAGCGGCTCGACCACGAGCGGGACGCTCGTCGCGCCGAACGTCCTCACCAAATTCCGGTCGATCCAGACCAAGCACAAGAGCCTCGGGACCGATATTGCGGCCTTCAACCGGATGCTCGGCGGGTCGAAGGCCGGCGGGCAGACCCGCGGGCGCCGGAAGTCTTCGTCCTCGACCTCTTCGCAATGATCCCTTAGCCTACCGTTCCAAACGAAAACCGCCGCCCCGATGTCTGCCAGACGGGGGCGGCGGTAAAATCAGAGCCAGGTCTCACAAACCAAGCTTTTCTTGGAACGGCCTATTATGCCCACGCCTCGCGACATTTCAATAACGTATGAAATTCAGCCGGAATTGCCGCTGACGCGGCGCGGCAAGCGGCTCGCGAAACCGCCGCCTCCGCTCGAATTTCAGCTTCAAATCGCGATCATGGGTCACTTCCGCTGGCGCAAGGCGCCCGGTTGGAAGGGTTTTCACACCGCAAACGGCGAGAAGCGCGACAAACGGACCGGCGCGAAGCTAAAGGCGATGGGCGTCGAGCCGGGCGTGCCGGATCTCGTTTTCATCGCGCCGAACGCGCGCGCGCATTTCCTCGAGATCAAGCGCCGCGGCGAGCGCATCCTGCCGGACTCGCCACAGGATCTTTTCAGGCAGCACGCCGAGTTGTTCGGGTGGCCGTGGGCGTGGGCGGACGACCTCAACGAGGCGCTGAGCATCCTGGAAGGGTGGCGCTGTCTCCTCCCGAACCTGTCGGTGAGGCGGCCATGAGCGACAACGACCCAATCGGCGACCCGGATGTCGTCAACTACATGAAACCGCCGCCGGTCTGGACGCCGGAGCGCACCGAACTGCTGAAAAAGTTGTGGGATCTGGGCTTGTCGGCGCAGAAGTGCGCCGATCGGCTCGGGCCGGACATTTCCCGCAATGCGGTGATCGGCAAAGTGAACCGGCTGAAGCTTCCGAAGCGATGGAAGCCGGAGCCGAAGCGGAAGCCCGAGCCGAGGCCCGCGCCGCCGGACGCGCCTGACCTGCCGCCGCGGCCGGTGATGCCGGGTCAACCGGGGATGCACAAGGTCAAAATCTCACCGCGAACGGGGATGGCCGCGAGTTACGCCAAGCCGGAGCCGGTTCCGCACGAGATCGTCGAGCAGCCGGAAGGGACGGTGCTGTTGCAGCACCTTCGCCCGTTCCATTGCCGCTATCCGGTCGCCGAGATTTCCCCGCGGGTGTATGCCTACTGCCCCGAGCCGGCGCTGCCCGGTCATTCGTGGTGCGAGTTGCATTTTCAGGTCTGCTACTGGCCGCAGGCGAAGGTGCGGCTGCGCTATCGGGGGGCGGCATGACACGGCTACGGGTGATTTCGCTCGGGGCGGGCGTTCAATCAACGACGCTGGCGCTGATGGCGGCGCATGGCGAGATCGGGCCGATGCCCGACTGTGCCATTTTCGCCGACACGGGCGAGGAGCCGACGCCGGTTTACCCTCACCTCGACCAACTGGAACGGGCTCTCCCGTTCCCGATCCACCGGGTTCTGACCGGGCCGCTCGGCGAGCGGCTGTTCGACGACAACGAGGCCCGCATTCCGGCCTATACCGCGAACGGGATGCGGCAGCGGCAATGCACCCGAAGCTACAAGCTCATGCCGATCCGCCGGAAGGTTCGCGAACTCCTCGGCGTCGGGCCGCGGGACTACATCCCGCCGGGCGCGGTCGAGCAATGGGTCGGGATCTCAACCGACGAGGTGATCCGGCTTTTGCCGTCGCGGGTTCGCTACATCGTTCGGCGAGATCCGCTGATCGAGAAGCGCATGAGCCGCTGGGATTGTACCAACTGGCTGACCGATCACGGCTATCCAATCCCGCCGAAAAGCTCATGCGTCTTCTGTCCCTACAAGAGCAACAAACAATGGCAATGGCTCCGGGACCACGATCCGGCGGGGTGGGTGCGGGCGATCGAGATTGACGAGCGGCTTCGCGAGCCGGCGGGCCTTGCGATGTTCCGGGCGCCGGTCTTCGTCCATCGGTCGGCGACACCGCTCGCCGTCGCGGATCTCACCAAGGCCGACCCGCAACTTAACCTCTTCATCAACGAATGCGAGGGGATGTGCGGGGTATGAGGATCGAGGACGCCTTGAACTATCCGCGCGGCGTCTCGTGGGCGGCCCCGAAGCGCAAGGTTTGGCGCCCGCACTACGACCCGCCGGTGCATGTGTGCAGCGTGTGCGGCGCGCGGGCGCATTTTGCGATCGGCTACGGCAAGTCGAGCCCCGGCATTTGGTTTTGCCGTGACCACTACCCCGCGGACCCTAGGTCATGACGGGGGGGCGCATGACCAGCCTCGACCGCATCGACGAGAGCCTGTGCCACTGGCGGGCGCGCAAACTTACAATTTGCAAAAATTGTCACCGGATCATCAAACATCACTCGGACCCGACCGAGCAAGCCATCGCCCGCGTGCGCCTGCGCATGATCCAAGAGCACCTTTGGCGCGTGCGCCTCGCGCGGCGGCTTGGCCGGTTTTTGCGCCGCGAGGTCGAGCCGTTTACGGCCGACGATCATGCGCGGCTGTTCGATGCGATCCACGAGAGCCGCGAGGCGATCGAGGCCGGGCGGGTGGCCTTGAACCGGCTACGGCCGCCGTCGCAACGTTTGTCCCTCGAACGCTTGCGCTGAAATGTGCGAATCACGTACTTAGTACGTAGCGTACCGCGTACCGCATAACACCCAAAACGATCTGCCACGCAACACAGGGAGGGCGGCCAATGCGCTGGTTCCGGTTCTATGACGCTGTGCTCGACGACCCCAAAGTTCAGCAATTGTCCCCGGAATTGTTCCGAATTTGGGTCAATTTACTCTGTCTTTCGTCCAAAAACTCGGGACGTTTGCCGCCTGTTTCGGACATCGCTTTTGCGCTGCGATTGCGTCTCGCAACTGCAAAATCGGCACTCGCCAAACTGAAACTCGCGGGGCTCATCGACGCCGACGAAAACGGCCTATTCCCTCATAATTGGGAGGGTCGGCAATACACCAGCGACTCGTCAACCGAGCGTGTGCGCCGCCACAGAGAGAAGAAGGGGAACGGCTCGGGAAACGGTTACACTGACCGTTTCGGAAACGTTTCAGAAACACCCCCAGATACAGATACAGATACAGAAACAGAGAGAGAGCGCGTTGCGGTTGGTGGAGAGGGGGGTGTGGGGGGAGGAAGGAACGCGCCTGACGGCGCGCCAACCAACCCAGAGGCGCGCGCGCGCCCGCTTCCGATTAATTTCGGATTATCGCCAGCGCTGTGTGAGTTTGGTTTCCGGGAGGGGTTCAGCCATGACGAGATCCGACGCGAGTTCGACAGGTTCCACGACCATTGGCTTGCCAACGGTGAGCGAAAGGTCGATTGGCAAGCGGCTTTCCGCAATTGGGTTCGAAAAGCTCGCGATCTCCGAAAGGCTGGCGACGCAAAGCCCGTCCGAAACGGACGCGGCGATCGTGGACTCGTTGCAGCGTATCAGCGGGCAATCGATAGCTTTCAAAACTAGGTTGCTTCATCCCGAGGACGGCGCACCGTATCGTGTCGTGACAGGTGTCGAGTGGGACTGTGCGCCAGAAAGGCTCGCAGAGGCCGCTAGGATCGTCACTGACGGGTTTTGTGCCGCGTCGGCGAGTCAGCTAGGGGCGGCGCTGTTTCGGCTGCGTAAGCTCACGCGGCGACGTGTTGAGGACATGGGCGAGCTCGACGATGCGGCCGAGGCGCGCATTTGGATCGAGGAATTGCTGTGCTGGCCGGGCGACATCGTGCTCGCTGTGTTGCGCGCGTGGCCACTTCAACCCGGCAAGGGTCAGTTCTGGCCGTCGTGGCAAGAGATCCTGGCCGACATCAAGGCGCGTTGCGAACCGCGCATGGCGCTCGTGAATTGTTTGCGCCGTCTTGAGACGAAGCCGATCGCGGCACCGGTTCAGGTTCATGAACACATTACGCCTGAGACGCCCGAGGATCGCGCCGCGACCGTGAAACGGATGTGGGAGGACGGCGTGCGGAAGGAAATCGCCTCGGGGCGCGACTTGGCCCACCCGAAAAAGCCCTCCGAGACTCCGGAGGAGGCGCTGTCCCGCCTGTCTGGACTCTCCCTAACGGATGTTATAGCAAAGCTTAACGAGGTGCCCTCTAAGTCGGACGAGCCTGGCGCCTGAGTCCAACCGCGTTCCCGGTGTCCCGATGACGACCGCCCTTCATGACGAGCGCCTATCGGCTCCCGCCCGGAGAGCTATGGACAGAGACTAAAGTACATGCCGCGCTCGTCGCGGCCTGGCGCGAGCATCCGCGCACGCCCGAAGCCGCGGCCTTCATGAACCTCGTGCCGCTGCTTCTCGGCAAGCATCCCGACGAGCGATCCGCGCTCACCTTCCGCTCGTATTCCTTTGCCCGGCAACCCGTTGCGACCCTGCCCGAACGCCTCAAAGCGTTCGGGCTCTCGCGATCGACCTACGAGGACCGCTGGCGCCGCGGCCTCGCTGTCATGACGAAGGAACTCAACGAGGCCGAGGGAAGGTGCGACAATGATAATCAGGTAAGTACGATTGACGCCCGTAAAGCCTGCGCCGGACAAGCGAAGTAGATGAAGGCCGGATCAACCGGCTCATCGTGGGGCAGAAACAACATGGGTACGGACAAGAGCACGCCGAAACGTGCCGTCCTCGGTCGTTATACCGAGGTCCATAAAGCGCGCGTACCGGGGGGCGACTTGGCGCGGCCTGCGCCAAGCGTCCACATACGGACCGCCATCGGCGCCGTCCCGAACCCCCTCGATCCGACCGGCAAGGAACGCATCGCGGTCGCGATTAACCGCCGCGTCGACATCCTCGAGGATGAACTAAAACAGCGCTTGATCAGCGAAGGCGCGTACCGCACCGGCCGCGAAATCCAGAAAGCGTTTGAAGTCGGTATCCCGTCCTCGTCGAACTGGTCGGACGGTGGCTCCGGCGATCCGACCACGGCGCAGGAAATGCGCCAGGCCCGCATGTGCGACCGCGCCGAGCGCGCCGTGGCACTTGAGGCCGACATCCGCCGCTTGGTCGGCGAGAAGGGCGCGGAGCTCATCCGCAAGGTACTCGGCGAGGGCTGGACCTATGGCCAAATCAGCATTCGCGATGGCAAGCTTGGTGATCGGGGGCGCCGACAGGTGGCCGCAGAATTTCGGGACGTACTCGAATACGTCACCGAGAAGCGTGCCGCGAAGGGACGGGCTGCATCATGACCCCGCACGATTTTATCCCCGCAATCCACATGTTCACGCCGATGCAAACGTTCTGGTTCTACGACCGGCCCGGCAGCGGCGTCGTGGTCTACGGCGAGCCCGCGTGGCCGTCCTTCTCGCAATGGATGGTCTTCTAGCGGCAAAGGCTTGTGATGCTGGACAATCTCCCGACCTATCAATCGCCAGATCTGCGCCTCGTGCGGGCTGGCCGGATCAAGGAAGTTACGGGCGCGCGGCTCAAGGTCTCGACCGCGCCGGTCGGCTTCATGGCCTCGTTGTCCACAGGTTATCCACTGATCCCAATCCCGATTAACGAGCATTTTTTGAGCCTCATGAGGCCACGCGAAGGCTCGGTTCTGATCATTGACGCGAGCTTCGACATCGGGCTGTCCGACGCTGACGCCTTCCTGGCGGCCTACAAGTTGGTTGGCGAGGTCAAGCCACCGCTAAGGGAGCAGGGATGAAGATCCTCGTAATTGGGCTCGTCTACCTCCTGGCGTGGTCGTCGCCGGCCGCCGCTCCCGATCTGTGGCCGATGCAGCGCGAGGCCCTGTGAAAAAGCGCATCCAGATCACGCTGACCTTTAGCGCCGATCTCGACGGCGTGCCCGGCCACGATCCAAAGGATTGGCTGACCTACGTGCGCGAGGCGCTGACCCGCGACCGCACCGCAAGCCCCCGCGTCGCCTTCGGGACCGTGCGGGTTGTTGCGCCGACGTGGAAAGACGCTGAGGCCCGGTTCGGGCGGGAGGACACATGATCTCCCCCGCGACCCTCGACATCGCCCTCATGGCGTGGTGCTACGGGGTCGCGATGTGCGCGCTCGGCGCCGCGGTGCTGCGCCTATGATCCCGTCCAAAATCGCGCATAATCTGGCGCTCATGCGCTACGCGCGCCTGCTCACGCGGCGCAAGGTCCCGGCGACCGAGGCCGAAGAACTTGCGAGCGCCGTGAACGAAATCGTACAGACCGCGCTGCACATCATGCGCGCCGAAATCGAGGCCGAGCGCGACGAAACACAGCGGCGCTTCTATGAGGTTCACCCGGACCTCCATCCCGAGCGCGGGCACATGCCACGCAAGCCTGCCGAGCCCATCGCCTTGCCACCGACAAAGTTATGCGGCTAGGCGCACCCCACGACCAGATGCGGCACATCTGGAGGCGAAGCGATGAGGTTTGTACTTCTGGCGCACTTGGCGAGCCTAGCGCTGTTTCTGGAACTCGCGTATCGCGCGCCGCTGATCGGCGAGGATGAGGAATGGTAAGGCGAGCACCGATCAGCGACGCCAAGATGAGCACCTTGGCAAAGATTGCGCAGCATGGGGCGGCCGTGCGGCATTGGTTCATGCCCGGCAACGACGGCCAATGGTCTTGGCGCGTCGGCGGGCAGGAAACACAGGGCAATGTGTGCTGGCTTTATGCCAAGGGCTATCTGGAGCCGGACAACGGCGAACGCGACCGGCTCAAGATTTCCGCCAAGGGTCAGCAAGTGCTGCGGCAGTCGTTGGGCGTGGTCGGGAAGGCCGCGGCATGATGAGTGTCATCGGCGCATGGCTGATTTTTAACGCGGGCTTGCTCGTCGGCATCGCGCTGGGCGCGTTCCTGTCGGCGAACGCGCCCTGATAAGACGGCTTTCAGGGCGCGCAGTTCGCCGGCGGTGATGTCGAGGGTGATGGTCATCAGGGCTTTCCCATGTTGGCTGTGCCGTCCGGGTTGAAGGTCGGCATGACGGTGAACTCGGCGAGATACTCGTCTAAGGTGAGGCCGTGTATCCAAGCGGCCTCTTCAACGGGATGCCTTCCAAGGGCGCTATGATAGCGGTCGATCGCTTCCCGGTCGGTTTTGCATCCGGGGATCACCATTGTTCCGCCCCATCGGGACTCAACGGTCAGGCATCGGCGGGTCATCTCTCTCGTCTCCGTTGAGGTGGGGTTAAATGAACTGACCGAAAAGGCGACGATCCTCTTCGTCCCTTTGCCGTTCCTCCTCTTCGATCTCGGCAACGATGGCCTGTTTTGCCGCTTCGTATTCCTCGCGCGTCTTGTAGAGGGTTGCTCGGCAATCGCGAGCGAGGCCCTCATCGGTCATGTAGATGAGAGTGCCGCCGCGCCGTCTGCCACCGTTGCAAAGCTGTGGGTATTGCCGTCCGTCATCGATCCGGACATAGCGGTTTACGTGGAGGTGGGTTGTCACGATTTCCGATCCGTTGAACAGGTAGGCGAACCCGTTTTCGATGAGCATTGCTTTTTTCATCGCTCTCGTCTCCGTTTCAATATATGTACCTTACTCGTACCTTATGGGTACGTCAAGCGTACTTATCGGGATGACGCTGCATTTTTTGTCGCACCCGGACCACCACCAACGTTCAACTTACCTCTTGCGTGGTCCAGGGTTTGCTGACAAAGCGATAGTGTCGCGCGTTCGTGTGTGGGTTTACTCCTCCCTGGGCACACGGATCGCGGACACACGTTAACGGCCCGGCGACCCTCCCTGCGCGCGGGCCGTTTCCTTTTGAACCTCTTAAAACATTCATGACGCACCTCATCGGGTGGGCCGCAGAGCTCGACGCGCTCTCGCATCGCGCGCTCAAACTGCCGCTCGGCCGCACCGACCTGGCTTACGAAGCACGCTCCGAACTCGCGCACGCGCTCGGGCTCTTGGCGAACCGGATCCGGAGTGCCGCCGCGCCCGCCAAGACCACCGACCGGCCCGTCAAGCCGATCAAGGCGCCGGTCGTGCCGGGCATCGTGCAGGACCGCCGCGGCAACGTCGTCCACGTCGAGTTCAGAGCGCCCCGCGCCCCGAAAAAGACCGCCGACTAAGACCCGATAACCGTCCTTCCTGAACCCTATTCGCCCCGCCTGAAACCCTTACGGAGTAAGGCTTTGCGCGACTTCATCGATCGCTGGTTTTGGGGTCTCGCCCTGCTGACGCCGCCGCTTCTCCTCCCGATCGTTCGTGAGCTTCACCGCCACGCCCGTTTGAGCGCTGGCGTGCCCCGCCGCTGAACCGACACGGCCCCTCGCCGCAAACCGGGCAAGCCTTCGGGTGCGGCTGCCCGCGCTCCTCGCGGAATTGATTGCACCGCTCTTTATCGGAATATCGCATTGACATCGCTCCCGGCTCTGTCGCCCGGAGGCGACGTTCAGGACAACAACGCGCTTCCCCTCTCGGAAGCCTATAACGACGCGCTCGCCGCCGCCCGCGGCTACGCGCTCGCCGAAAAATCAGACGCAACCCGTCGTGCCTATCAGGCCGACTGGACCCACTTCGCGTCATGGTGCGCGAGGCAAGGCACGGATGTACTGCCGGCCTCGATCGCCACCGTTGCGGCCTATCTCGCCTCGCTCGCCGGGGACAGAAAGAAAGTCTCAACGATCGACCGCCGAGCGGCGGCCATCGCATACGGGCATCGGCTGGCAGGCTTTACGCCCCCGACCCATGCCGAGCCGGTCAAGGCGGTCCTTCGTGGCATCCGCAGGCGGACCGGCGTGGCGGTTGAGCGCAAAGCCCCGGCCACGGCCCGCGCCATATCATCGATGCTCAAACGCATCGACACCACCACACTGAGGGGCAAGCGCGACGCCGCGCTCCTCCTCATCGGCTTTGCCGCCGCGCTCCGAAGATCCGAGCTCACAAAGTTGAATGTTGCGGACATCGAACGGACAGACGGCGGCATCTTCCTCCATATCCGTCGCTCGAAGACGGACCAAGACGGTGCCGGCCATGCTGTCCCTATTCCGCGTGGCTCTCGCCTTCGGCCTGTCGAGGCATTGGATACGTGGCTCGATGCAGCCGCGATCACCGAAGGTCCGCTGTTTCGGCCGATCCGCCGCGGCGGACATGTTCAGGTCGGCGCGCTGACCGACCACGCCGTCGCGCGGATCGTCAAAGCCCGCGCCAAGGCCGCCAATTTAGATCCGACGTTGTTTTCAGGACACAGCCTGCGCGCCGGCTTCGTCACCTCGGCGCTCGAAGCCGGGTCCGACGTGTTGCGCGTCATGGACATCACCCGGCACACGAGCGTGCAAACGCTCAAGGGTTACGACCGCCGCGCCAAGGCATTCCAGAACCACGCCGGGGGCAAGTTTTTATGACCTATTGGGTTGTCCGGCACGACATCGTGGACGAGTACCTGTCGCATTCGTGGGCCGGCCCGCGCCGCAAGTGGCGCAAGTTCGACGAGGCCCACGTCCGCAAGTTTGCGAGCAAGGAAGCCGCGCAGCTCGAAGTCGACACGATGCACCCCGGTTGCCTCGTCATGCAGGTCAGTGACCCGCCGGTTGAGTCGATGGGCGAGTTGCTCCCCGACTGGTACCGCGACCGCATCCGCGCGCACATCGAAAACAAGCGTCAAGAACAGCACCGGCAAGGGCGGGACGATTGATGAAACAGTTTATGCAGCGCATGCCGAAGACGCTTCGGATCGGCCCCTACGATTGGACGGTGGGCTTCATCACGCAGGGCGAGCAGTTCGGCAACGGCAACATGGGCATCTGCGAGCCGAGCCAGCAACGCATCCGCATTCAAGAGCGCCCGCCGTCAACGCACAGCGCGGTCGACACCATGCTGCACGAGATCAGTCACGCGATTTTCACGGCCTACCACTTGCGCGCCGACCACGACTCCGAGGAGCGGATCGTGTCCGTCTTCGGCTCGGCGTGGGTCCAGATTTATCGCGATAACCCGGCCTTGCTTGATTGGATCACCGAGGGCGTCGGCCATGCGTGATTGGGTGCTGTTTATCGCCGCCTGGCTCGCCTCGTTTCTCATCACCGCCATCGGCTTCGCCTTCGGATGGTCGCCATGATGAAGCTCATCGGCCTGTTTCTGATCGGCATTGGTTCAACATTGATCAATGTTGATGCTCACCGGCCGCCGCCGCCCCCGCCGCCGCCAAGGCCGACCGTTCATTGAGATGCGCAATGAGCCCCTCCGCTATTGCGCGGTCATTGCGCAAGCCGACCGTTCATTAAGATGAACGCGCCCAACGATGGACAGCGATGACCGCGGCGAAGGCTCATGCCGGGCCCTGTGGCTGGTCTACCTGACCTGTCGGGAATGGGCCGACCGTTGCCCGAAGCCTTACCTGCAATGGGCTTGGGATGACGCCGACCGGGCTTTCCGCAACTACGAAGCCGCGGTCGAACGCGAGCTTGAGGCCCGGTTTCCTGACCTGCGGCGGAAGCCGTGGCTCATCTGAGCGGCCAGTTCCCCGGCCTTTCCTAAGGGGGGGGCTAACCCCCCTCTAAGCTTGGCGAGGGTTTCACCCCCCTCTCTACTTTAGAGCCAAATAGAAACCCGCATGACGGCAAAACGGCCGAAAACCGGCGGTCGCGTTAAAGGCGTCCGCAATAAAGTCACCGCTAAAATCAAGGACTTGGCGCAGCCCTACGGGGCCGAGGCCCTCGACATCCTGGCGACCATCATGCGCAACGCCGAGGCGTCCGAAAACGCCCGCGTCTCCGCCGCCAAGGAACTCCTCGACCGGGCCTTTGGCAAGGCGCCCCAAGCCCACGCGGGCGACGAAGACGGTCCGCCGATCCGGCACGTTCATGAAATCATCCGACGCGTCGTCGACGCTGGAAATCCCGACGCCTAGGGCGTTCCTGCCGCTCCTGCGGCCCGCTCGGTACAAGGGCATCAAAGGCGGGCGCGGCTCGGGCAAGTCGCACTTCTGGGGCGAGTACACCCTTGAGCGCATCCTGCGCGGCCATACCCGCGCGGCCTGCGTGCGCGAAATTCAGAACTCGATCGCCGACTCGGTGAAGCGGCTGATCGAGGACAAGATCAGGCTCCATAGCTTGGATCCGCTGTTCAAGATCACCGACAAGGAAATCGTCGGCCCGCACGACTCGCTCGTGATCTTTAAGGGCCTGCAGAACCACACGGCGGCGAGCGCCAAGAGCCTCGAAGGCTTTAACCTATGTTGGGTCGAGGAGGCGCAGACGATCAGTCAGCGCTCGCTCGACACGCTCACGCCGACGTTCCGCACGCCCGGCACCGAGTTGCTGTTCGGTTGGAACTCGAAACTGCCGACCGACCCGGTCGACAAGCTGTTTCTGGAGAACGAGGGCGACCCGGACTTCATCCTGGTCCATGCGAACTACGACAGCAATCCGTGGTTTCCGGCGGACCTCCGGAAGGATATGGAGCGCGACAAGCGCCGCGACCCGGATAAATACGCGCACGTTTGGTTAGGGGAATACGAGCGCAACTCGGAAGCGCGCGTGTTCCGAAATTGGCGCGTGGAGGCGTTCGAGACGCCGGCCGGTGTCAGACCCTACTACGGAGCGGATTGGGGCTTCAGCGTCGATCCTACGGTCTTGGTGAGGTGTTTCTTCAAGGACCGCACCCTGTACGTTGACCAAGAGCTTTATCAGGTCGGCTTAGAGATCGATCGGACGCCCGAGTTCTTTCGCAAGATGGACGGCGCCACCAAGTGGCCGATCAGGGCCGACAGCGCTCGACCCGAAACGATCAGCTACATGAACCGGCACGGCTTCCCGAAGCTCGTCGCGGCGCTCAAAGGGCAAGGCTCGGTCGAGGACGGCATCGAGTTCATCAAGAGCTTTGATGTGGTCGTGCACCCGCGGTGCAAGCACACCGCCGACGAGTTGGCACGCTACGCCTATAAGACCGACAAGTTGACCGGGGAAATCCTTCCGGTTCTCGACGACAAGCATAATCACGTCATCGACGCGCTTCGGTATGCGGTCGAGGGCATCCGCAATGCACCACACGCTTTAAGAGTGCAGGAGCTATCCTTTTGACGAAACCGACCGTGAGCTTGCGCCGGGGCGATTGCGTCTCGGTGATGCGGACGCTTGACGACAATTCGGTTGATAGCATCGTCACTGATCCGCCTTACGAACTCGGGTTCATGGGCAAGGGTTGGGATAAGTCGGGCATCGCTAACGATCCCGATATGTGGGCCGAGGCGCTTCGGGTGTTGAAGCCTGGCGGACACCTTCTCGCCTTCTCGGGCTCGCGCACGTATCACCGCATGGTGTGCGCGATTGAAGACGCGGGCTTCGAGGTGCGCGATCAGATTATGTGGGTCTATGGCTCGGGGTTTCCCAAGAGCCACAACGGCCCATGGGGCGGCACGGCCCTCAAACCCGCCCACGAGCCGATTGTGGTGGCGCGCAAGCCGCTCGACGGCACGGTGGCGCAGACCGTCGCCCGATGGGGCACGGGGGCGCTCAATATCGCGCAGTGTCGAGTTGAAGCGAGCGCGAAGGATGTGGCGGCTGCCGCAGTTCCCGCCCGCGACAACCTCCGCTTCTGTCAGCAGGACGGCAAGGGTCGCACCGATAGCGTTCACGACATGAGCGCCGGCCGCTGGCCCGCGAACCTGATCCACGACGGCTCCGACGAGGTGCTCGACCTGTTCGCGCAGTTCGGGGAGAAGACGAGCAACAGCACGGGCAGGGGCAAAACGCGGGGCCTTGGTTACATGGGGGGCGCGGCGGGCTCGTTTTGCGAGCCACGCCCGACCGACACCGGCACCGCCGCCCGGTTCTTCTACTGCGCCAAGGCGAGCAAGGCCGACCGCGACGCGGGGCTCGATGATCTGCCTCGTATCGAAACCATCCGATACAGCGCGCAAGGCCAAGGGCCGAAGCCGCAACAGACACCACGCAAGCCGGTCGAACAGCGCAACACGCACCCGACCGTGAAGCCCACGGCGCTCATGGCCTATCTCTGCCGCCTCGTGACACCACCAGGCGGAACCGTCCTCGATCCCTTCATGGGGTCGGGATCAACCGGACGCGGAGCCGCCTTGGGCGGCTTTTCTTTTATCGGCATCGACCTGTCCAAAGAGTACGTCGACATCGCGCGAAAGCGCATCGCAGACGCGCGCAAGCCCGCGCGAACCATCCCCTTTCGCAAGGCGGCCTAATTGTCCGATCAAGTCGCAAACCCGTCCCGCGCCCATAGCGCGATGGCCGAAACGTGGGCGCTCCCGCGCGCCCTCATGGGCGGCACCCGCGCAATGCGCGCCGCCGGCACGACCTACCTGCCGCAAGAGCCGGCCGAGAGCGACACCGCTTACGCCATCCGCAAGGCGCGCAGCACGTTGTTCGGCGGCTACCGCAAGACCGTCCGCGATATGGTCGGCAAGGTGTTCGCCAAGCCGATCGGCTACGGCAAGGACTTCCCCTCGAAGTTCGAGCCCTACGTTGAAAACATCGACCTCGCCGGGCGTCACCTCAACGTGTTCGCGATGCACGTCTTCGAGGACGCGCTGCAGGCCGGCATCGGGCACATCCTCGTCGATATGCCGCCGCCCGTCACCCGCGACGACGGACAGCCCGCGACCCTCGCCGACGAGATCGAGGCCGGTAATCGCCCGTATTTCTCGCACATCAAGGCCGAGGATCTGATCGGCTGGAAAAGCGAGACGATCAACGGAGTCGAGACCCTGACGCAGGTCCGCATTCGGGAATGCGTCGAGGTCGAAGACCCGAAGAACCGCTTCGAGAAGGCGCACGTCGATCAGATCCGCGTGCTTGAGCCGGGCCGGTTCGAAATCTGGCAGAACGACGGGCACGGCAAGTGGGTCATGGTTCAGGAGGGCACAACCTCACTGTTCAAGATCACGCTGGCGACCGTCTATGTGAACCGCACCGGGTTCATGCTCGGCTCGCCGCCGCTCCAAGACCTCGCCGACCTCAACGTCGCGCATTGGCAGAGCGGCTCCGATCAGCGCAACATTCTGCACGTCGCCCGTGTGCCAATCCTCTTCGGGTTCGGCATTCCCGATGAAGCGCCCTCCATTCAGGTTGGCGCCTCGTCGATGATCCGCACGGCCTCGACCGAAGCCGGAATGATGTTTGTCGAGCACTCGGGCGCGGCCATCGGCTCGGGCCGCGATGACCTCAAAGACCTTGAGGGCCAAATGCAGGCGATGGGCCTGGAGCTCATCCTGCCCAAGCCTGGCGGACAGAGCGCAACCGGCGAGGCCATCGACCAAGCCGCCATGCACGCGCCGCTGGCGATCATGGCCGGTGCCCTGCAGGACGCCCTGGAGGCCGCGTTCGCCTTCATGGCTGAGTATGACGGGCTCGGCGAGGAGGGTGGCGGTTCGCTCTCGGTCAACACCGACTTTGGCGTGTCGATGCGCGATAGCGCCGACCTTCAGACGCTCCTAGCCGCGCGCAATGCCGGGATGATCACCGGGGCGACATTCCTCAAGGAACTGAAGCGCCGCGGCGTGCTCGCCGACGACACCGACCTTGAGGCCGAGGTCGAGTCGGCCAAAGACGACGTCCCGCTCGGGCTCATGGCCGCGATGGCCGAGCCGGCGGACGAAGACGAAGAAGACGATGACGCGCCTCCCGCGCTGTGAGTGGCGGATCAGGGAAGCGCCATTCAAGCTATTGCTGGTCGGATGTGAGCGTGATCAAGGCGGAAAAATCCGCTGGCTGCTCATGACCCAAAAACAATTCGTTCACGAATGGGGGCAGGCTTAGTGTACATCCGGATCTTGATTGCCCTCACGGCCCTCGTGATGGCGAGCCTTCCCGTGCTCGCGCAGCCGGTTTATCGCGCGATCGATGGAGATACCCTCGCACTCGGTGAGGAGCGCTTCCGCCTCATCGGCTTCGACACGCCAGAGACGCTCCAGGCGCGATGCCCTGCGGAGAAGGCCCACGGCCTTCGGGCTAAAATTCGATTGGCGGAACTCGTGAAGCGCGGCCCGGTACGCATCGAGCGTGCGCGGGGGAAGGACAAGTACGGTCGGACTTTGGCGGTGCTGTGGATTGGGCAAGAGCTTGCCTCCGAGATCCTCATTCGTGAGGGTCTGGCCGTACCTTACACCAAACGGGTGAGCCGCATTCGCAATTATGTGTGGTGCGATCACCTATGATGCGGGACCTCATCCTCGGCGTCATCTTGGCGCTCGCCTTTTTCCTGCTCGTCATCGGCGGCGCCTTCGCGCATGAGTTTTACGACCCGTGGTGCTGCGATGGGCGGGACTGCGCGCCCTACAAGGGCGTAGTGGAAGTGCGACCGGATGGGTTCTTTCTCCCCGAGTTCAATCACCTCGTACCCTTCGACAAAGCCCGGTACGACATGCCGGGGGATGATGCACACGAGTTTCATCTTTGCGAGTTCCCCAAGGGCACGGTGCGCTGCTTCTACGTCCGGCCCGGCGGCGTCTAAGTCCTAATCTCACCCTTCGGAACGCACTCGATCACGTAAACGGCCTGCTTTTGCAGCCGGCTGAGGAGCGTGTCCTTCGCGTCCTGGCACGCGGCCGGCGCGTTGAACTCGATCTGCATACTCGTAGGCGCGGGCGTTGGCCCCGGAAGCCATAAGATCAAGATCAAGATCGTCTGCATACGGTCGAGGATAGCACAGTGACCGTGAATGACGACCTCCTGGACCGGATGATCGATCACCAGATCGGCCTATCCCGCTACTCAGCCGCCACCGTCCGCAAGATCATCGCTCTTCTCAACCGGGTCGAGCCGGATCTCGTAGCCCAAATCGTCAAGAACGACCCAACCGAAGTCAGCGGCACCTACAGCCAAAAGCGCATTGAGAAGATGCTGGAGGCGATCCGAGGTATCCTGCGCGACGCCTACACGGTCGCCGGGCGGGAGCTGCGCGCCGACCTCATCGAACTCGCGCGGTACGAGGCGGAATTTCAACTCGACCTCTTCAGCCACGTACTGCCGATCGAGTGGGATGTCGTATCGCCCACGCCCGAACAGCTTAAGGCGGCAGTGGATAGCAGACCGTTCCAAGGTGCCCTCCTCAAAGAATGGGTTAAGGGTCTCGAAGAAGGTACAGCCCGCCGCCTGCGCGACAACATTCGAATGGGTTACGTCGAGGGCGAGTCGATTGACAAGATCGTGAGGCGCATAAGAGGTACGCGCGCACAGGGCTACCGCGACGGTGTGCTTGAAACTTCGCGCCGTGGGGCGGAAGCTATGGTCCGCACCGCTGTGAACCACACCGCCAATGCCGCCCGCGAAGACCTCTACGCTCAAAATACGGATCTTATTAAAGGGGTCCGGTGGGTCTCGACTCTCGATAGTCGCACGTCGGCTGTATGCCGAGGGCGTGACGGCAAGGTCTACCCTGTCAATTCGGGACCTCGCCCGCCTGCGCACATTAATTGCCGCAGTACGACCGTACCCGTTACCAAGTCCTTTCGGGAATTGGGTATCGACCTCGATGACGTTGCTCCATCCACACGCGCGTCGATGGACGGTCAAGTCCCCGAAGGAATGAGTTATTCCGCCTGGCTGCGCACCAAGCCGCCAGCGTTTCAAGACGACATTCTCGGCAAGTCAAAAGGCAAGCTGTTTCGCGACGGCGCGATCGATCTCGACCGCTTCGTGGATCGCGCGGGCCGTGAATACACCCTCGACGAGTTAAGGCGCCGCGAGAGTGCGGCTTTCACCAAGGCAGGACTCTAAATGGCGAACGCAATTTACCCGAAATACAAAGAGGCGCTTCTCGACGCTTCGTCGAACAGTGACCTCAACGACGGCACCGTAAAGGCTGCGCTCGTCGATACCGGCACCTACACCTATAACGCCGCGCACGACTTCCTCGACGACCTCAGCGGTGTTGTCGGCACCGCGCAGACAATCGCCAACACGACTGTCACCAGCGGCCTGTTTGACGGCGATAACGTGACCTACACGGCTGTCACGGGCAACACCGCCGAGGCCATTGTCATTTACATCGACACGGGTGTTGCCGGAACCTCGCGCCTCGTCGCTTACATCGACACCAGCGTCACGGGTCTGCCGGTCACGCCGAACGGCGGCGACATCACGATCACCTGGAATGCCTCGGGCATCTTCCAACTCTAAGGGGCATCCATGGCCACTCTTGCACAGATCCAGACTTTCGCGTTCGGCGAGCCCGACCTCAAGCAGCGTTTCGCGGCGGCCCGCCTGCAGGCCGCTTGGGATGTGTTCAACGAGGCCACTGGCGTTGCCAATCACGCTGCGCGCCTCGTGTGGGCCAAGAAAGTCACGAGTTCCGACGCCGACCTCAACAAAGAGTACCTGCGCTTCCTCGGAGTCCCGGCGATCCAGGGCACCAAGGGCGCATCCACGACGGCAGCTTCCGTGTCTGCGATCCAGACCGCGGTTGATGGACTCGTGAACGAATATGCTGAGGTTGTCTAATGGCTACCGCAAAATGGGCAACGCCGTCTTCCGTCGGGTCGAATATCGCCGGCGCGACTCTGGACGGCCTCGCCAACGGCTCGACGTCGGCGTTTGTGACGCACGACAATAGTGCCAACCTCGATCTGTATGCCAGCGTCAGGGTCAACCTTGGTTCGCTGACTCCGGGAACCGGCGGCTCGATTACGCTACGGGTGTTCTCGACTCAGAACGGAAATGCCCCGACCGACACGGGCGCGGTGGGAGGCGGTGATACTTATACCGCTCCCTTGACGACCGCGACCGGTGCCAAGGTTGTGCTGTTTCCCATGGTGCGGCTCTACCCCGAGTCGCTGCGCCTCCAGATCACCAACAACGCGGGCGCCGCCCTTCACGCGACAGCCGGCAACGAAATCTACGTCCGACCCTATAACGAGTCGGTGGCGTAAGCCATGCCGCGCGGGGTGGATCGGACCGACGAGGCCCGGCAGCAGCGTCGGCTGTGGACGCCCCAGCAACTGAGGGGCCTTCGCAAGGTCGCGGCGTGGTATGACGCGGGCGACCCCGCCAACATCTCCTATGCGACCGGCGTTTCGACGTTCCGCGACTCGACGGGATTCCAGACCGCGACACAGGGCACGGGGGCCAACCAGATCACGTGGTCGCCATCCGGCTGGGTGAGCAAAGATCGCGCCGCCCTCGTGGGCACCGGCGCGAATAAATACGTTACCTTGAGCACCTCGCTCGCCTACAGCGGCACCGATGGCTTTTCAGCCATGAGCGCTGTCGAGCAAAACGGCACAGCGGCGATCCGCAATATGTACGGCGGCGCGGCGGGCTCAATTGAATTCCGGTTTAATGCCTCGCACGTGGTTGAGATCGTTCGCACCAATCAGGCCCTGATCGCATCGTCGGCCGCGGTCGGCAGTGGCGGCCGCCTCATCGGCTTTGATGCCGCGACGAGCCTCACAACGATCTGGGTCGATGGCGCGGCATCGCACAACAGCGCGGCCAACGGCGCTTATACGGCTCCGATCCTCGGCCTCTGCACAAACTTCGTTACCGGCACCAATGGCTTTAACGGCGCCTGGGGCGAGACCGTTTTCTCGGTCTTCAAGTGGACAGCGGGCGAGCGCCAGAAGGTCGAGGGTTATCTTGCCTGGAAATGGGGGCTCGTTGCCAACCTTCCCGCCTCGCATCCCTACAAGAACCGCCCGCCCCTGATCGGAGACTAGCATGGCGCTTCGTATCAGGACGCCATCGCTCGGCGCACAAGGCGGCGCGACACAGACGCTAACACCGAGTCTGTTCACCAACACGGCGACATTCTTCGCGGCAACGGTCACGACCGGCGCCGTAACGCTTACGCCCGCGCTGTTCACGAACGCGCAGACATTCCACGCTCCGACCGTCAGTGTCGGAGCCGTCACACTGACGCCTGCGCTGTTCACC